AGATAGATGAAGTAGTTACTGTGTTTATTTCGGTTATTCCATCATTTTTAGTTTTTGTTATTGTAGTGTTAGCTTGTTCCCCTACATCTTGAACACTTTCTACAATTTCGTTAATATTTTCAACATCAGTTTTTAAAGATTGGATTTTTTCTTTAATTTCATCGTTTAAATCATCAAACATTCTAATATATCTAACTTTTATATCGCTTTCTATTTTATTAACCAACGCATCTTTAACACTAAATGAAAATCTTCCTAAAACTACTGTGTCATCTTGACCACTTCCACTAGCATCATTAAGCGACAAATACAATTCCCCGTAAACCATTGAATCAGTAGAAGCTTTTAAAAAGTAATTAGGTAACGTAACACCTAAAACACCTTTTAAAGGTTGCAAGAATTCTAATTCTAGGACACCAGACGTAGAACCATTTGAAGATTTAAAAAAAGCGTACCCTTTCACATTCTCTTTAGAGACCAGTAAGGGACGCTTCCTATTAGTTACTAAGAATTGGAACTTAGCAGTATTTTTATCTAAATTGTAAAATGCTATATTTTTATTACTGATTGCAGTATCAATTGGTTGTTTATCTAAATCTATATTCACTACTTTTTCTAATTCCATTATCTAACCCCCCACAGTACTAACGCGATTGCATGGCCACGTTCTTCAGTATATGGTGTCGTAATAGCCATCACTATTCCTCTACCATTATCATAGTCTTTGTAACCTATACCAGCACGACCACTTACAAAATCTCCAACAACAACGTCTTTTTCTACATTAGTAAAAATTTGTCCTAGCATACCGACGACATTCCATTCTGGTCGTTCTGAACGAGGTTCATAAACTAAGTCAGGATCATAATCTGGATTTTCTATTGGAACATCTCGTATTTCTGATTGTATTACTCCATCATCATCCATATATGAAACTTCTTTTGATTCTGTCATAGTTACACCATATTCGTCTTTCAAATATCTGTCTTTGTGATGGAAAGATTTATCATTTGATACTAATGAGGCTGTTCCAGATATTACTCCAATTGGGAAATCTCCTTGTTGTGCCTTTCTTATTTTATCTCCATCTAAAGCTACAATCATGCCCATTTCAATTGCTTCTCCACTCTGACTTTCCATTAATTCCGCGATATCAGCATTATCTTGTGTTAACTTCCCACTTAAAGTCATGTTTCCACTATAGGTACTTAAATCAAATTTAATATTCTTTTCAGAAGGTCCACCACTGCTAGCATACCCACCAACTATATGATAGTTTTTCGTAGCTTTCACTCGGTTACTATTTAGTACCATTTGAGTATGACCACCTGCTGATGTTTCTGATTGCAGTGAGTTTTGAACACTAGAACGTGAACCTCGAGCTTTCGAACTGACACCAGAACCTAACACATAACTTCTTGAATCGTAAGCACGTGATCCGCCTGTTGAAGCAATAACTGCACTTTGTTCAGAAATAGCAGCAGAACCTGTAGAACCTGCGCTAAATCCACCTTTAAGTGATGTCGGTACAACTTTATATTTTTCTTTAGCGATATAAGCAGCATTCGCATACCCATCGGCACTAACGCCAATAATTTCAACTAAATTATTATATAATTCAATCCCGTTTCCTGTGCCATTACCTTTTAAATTGCCGCCGATAATTTTCATTCCTTTGACTTGAGACCCACCGGCAATACCTATATGATTACTACTTTGATAAGTGTTGATATTGTTTAAAGTAATGTTATGCCCTTTATTTGTACCACCAAATACCTTAACATCTGCTAATGCATTTCTGAATCCATTTACAGATATATTGTTCAACGTTACGTTGCTGCACATGAATTGAATCGCAATTGCAGGTACGCCACTTGGGAAGTTGTCATCACCTACCGCAATAAAGTTGTTTACAGTAATGTTATTGTAAGCAGAAATAACTAACGCTCTAGGCGTATAACCTGGATAAACATTATTAGCGTATGGGAATAAAGAAATACAGTTATTTAAAACCACATTTTTAGCAGTTAATGATTTGTCATCACTTGCTGCTCTATGATGTCCAATATGTCTTGGGTTAAATGAACGACAATCTTTAATACTCATATGATTATTAACTAACACACCTGCAGCCGCAGAACTATCACCATGAGCTTTTATTTCTAATCCACCGTAACATTTGTATGAAATATTGTTATTCATAAATACGTATTGTGACCCGTCATCTATTTCAAATCCATTTGCGTTACCGTGGAAATTTTTTGGGTCGTGAGAGTAACAATTATCGATAACAATAAATCTTGAATGATGAGTGGTAACCCCATCGTCACCAAATCCATATGTCTCGCAATTTTCAATCCAGATATACATACTTTCCAATGCTATAGGTACACGTTTCCCGTCACCTTCGTTATAGTAAGGATCACTAGCATAAGTTATATCAATACCGTGTAACATCGCGTCATAAGATTTAACATTTTTAACAAAAGCTTTCTTAACGCCCGCATATCTTATATTACTTGATAAACTCCCACCACTTGGTGTTTCATAATCATAAGAAGCTCCAGCGCCTGTTGTAGTTTTCCCAGGAAATCTTTCTTTTTTATTTCCATTTACCGCTAAATCTTCTATACTAATACATCTTGCTTCTCCACTCATTTTCAAGTTAGTTAATGCAATGGTTTCTCTTGGCGCTTTAGTTGATAACTTGATAGTCGAAATATCTTGTCCTTGTCCTACTAACCGTGTATAGTTAGGAAGTTTTAAACCTTTATCAAGTAAATATGTTCCAGCTGATAGTGTAACCATAACGCCACCATTACCAAATGCTTTTTCAAACGCTGCTGAACTATCTTTTTGTCCGGTTGGGTCAGCGCCAAAATCATCTACATTAACTATCCTTTCGATTTTTGATTTCAATTCTTTGTCTGCAGCTTCTCGTTGGTTCTTTTCATTTAAGAAATCATGATATAACCTATTACTAAGGTCTCCGAATCCTTTAGCATCCATAGATGTACGGGCAGCTTTTAATTCGTTTATCCCGTTTCCATTTCTACCCAAAACAATTTCTTCAATTTGTTGTCTTTGATACTTTAATTCATCCGATGTAGTGGTTTCTAAACCATCCACCATTTTATGAAGAATTTGAGTGGTATCATGAGCTTTTTTCTGTTCTTTATTATGGTAATTTTTATAATTCTCATTATCCTCTACGTATTTTTCTATATCTTCAAAATTGCTTTCAACTTGATTAACAAATTTACGCCCAAATATTGAATGAAGTTTTTTAATTAAACTAAACGCCATGTTATACCTCCGCAATCTTCATTTCACTATTATCTATAGTGATTTTGTAATTCTTACCATCTGTTCCTTTCATAACTAAACTGTCTATTTTTATGTTTTCTAATTTCTTTTTGTCTTCTGAACTCATAAGACCATCAGTAGTAGTTGTTGCTTTTGGTATAGCTTTCGTATTCAAACCATTTTCATCCGCTATTAACAATGGCTCTTTACCATCTATGCCTGTATTTACATATAATCCATCTTTATTTAATGCAACACCGCCTTTACCGCCTTTTGTTGAAATACCATTCATATTAAAATTCAATGATGAAGTGCTATCTATAATATTGGCTGTTGCTTTTGAATTAGCACCGATTTTTTCAGATGTTAATCTACTGTTTTTAGTAGCGTTAGAAGTGTTTAAACCACCTAATCCATTTACATACTTAGCTGCATTATTTAAGTTCTTCATGTATTTTTCGCGTAACCTAAAATCACCAAACACAACTTCCTGTTTGGTGATTTTCCCGAATGGATCTCGTTCAGTTTTAACTTCCACTATTCTCGCATCATCATTTAATCCAGTTAAATTATCTCTAACTCTAACAATATCTCCTGGTTTAGGTTCAGCTTCTTTATAATGTTCTGGCAATGTTACGAAATCTAAAGACAATGACGTTTTAATGCTTTCGTTTATAGTTGATTTCAACATAGCGTCCATTGTCTTTTGTTTTTTAACTCGTCCATCCATTACTGGTGGTGCTTCTCTCTTGCCTAATACATTAGCTAGAGGATGTGTGTATTCCATAATTAATCCTGCTGTACTATATCCGCCATCATCCTCATAATCGCCGTATCCTTTAATATACGTATAAGCTTGTGTCGCATCTTCTTCTATCTTTATGTTATTTGCATTCACTCTACTATCAATAAAGTATTTAGCGTTATTACCAATCGAGGTTTGTAACGTGAATGTTTTTGTTTTTTCGTCATATTCATATTCTAATGTGTAACGATCCAATCCTTTTTTGAACAACTCCAAACGTGTATCACCTTCGCCTACGTTTTCAAAGCTACTAGCGTTCACTTTATCTTTCAATTTATATTTATAACCACTTTTGTGAAAGACCATGTCAAAATACTTTTTGCCAGTAAAGCTGCCGGAATAGGTTTCATAAATACGTTGTATGCTTAAATCATCAATTTCACGCTCTTTAGCTTTGACATGTAATGTTTGCACCTGTCCTATAGAAGATTTGTCTAACATTACAATCCGATATTCTCTAATATCATTCGTCCCACCAACTCTTGTAACCGTCCACATTTTTGTTATGCTATTTAATAGATCATAGTTGCTTGGGTTTTCAATGATATCGAATTCTAATGTTCCTTCTTCGGATATTTTTTGGGTTAAGGTTGTTTTTGTACTAAGCGGGTAACCTCTTCCTTGTAAACTTTTTATGATTATTGCCAAAATATCCCACCTATCTAAAATACAACTTATGTTTAAAATAAATACTCTGAACTTCTTGATTGAAGTGGAAGTTGTTTGCTCCAGGTTCCAATACTGGTTGCGCACCTGTTGTGTTTGAATCTATGGAAATTCCGTTTTTAAATGTTTGTAATCCGCTATATCGTATCTTGTCTCCAGCTTTCATATTCAAGCCAGTTATACGCATCAAATCATGACTTCCAATGTAAAATGTGAAATCTTTAGTGTCTTTGCCTAAAACAATTTCAACATAATAATCTTGATTGAATTGGTCTATGGTTACATCGCCTAAATAATAGTAATAACCATCTTGAATGTTATAAAATTTATTTCTTCTATAATCATCATTTTCGTTCCAAGCAACATCATCTTCTAAACCCCAAAATTCTAAATTAGGGTTCTTTGATAATTCGGTGTTATATGCAATACTTTCAAAATAAGGCAATTCTAAAGTTTCGAAAGTTAATTCTATATCTCCCGAAGTTTGAGTACTATCAAATGAAATTGCATCAGAAAGGCCAACATAAATTTGTCGGCCATCTGTGTAATCCATATCAAATTGTTTATCAGGATCATTGAAACTCAAAAATTCAATCGTATTATCACTAGATGATAGTTCTCTCAAATAAAATTGACCACTAAACAACTTTTGTATTTCACTTTTTAAGTGTGATACATAAGCCGGTCTCGATACTGAATATCTTAATTTCATGTTAACAACTTTCTTTTCTTCTGTGGTCGCATTGAGAAAACGGCCATTCAAACGTTCAACAGTGTTAAATTCTCTGTTATAGCCTGCGCCTTGTACATCGTAGCTTGTTACTATAATATCGTTTAAAGTAAAAGGATTGTCACTAACACGATATTTTTTATTATTTTTCACGACTTCTATATCGTATGTGATTGGCAAATTTACGTCCCTCCTTAATATCTCAATGCATTTTCTCGTGAATTCATATCGTCAATCGTTGATTTAATAAATCCAATATCTCCTTCATTTTTAACCGTTACATACACATTTGGTTTGGTGTTTTCTTTCATACTATGACGTACATCACTAGTTAAATGACTATCAACATTACCATCAAAATTCGAAGCGTAATTATCAGTTAAATCACTATTTAAATTCTTTTTAAAAGCGTCTGTAACAGAATTTGCAGCTTTAGATGCGTCAGTAATCACACTACCTTGACCACCTGCTATACCATTTGACATACCTTGCATCATATAGCCACCTATACCTCTGAACACACGAGAAGGAGAATGTATACCTAGAACTGATTTAGCAGCATTGACTGCTTTTTTAGCAACATTAGCGGCAGCATCAACAACCCATTGAACTCCATTTTGAATACCTTGAACCAGTCCACTTATTAAATGGCCACCTGCACTTATCATTTCACTAAAGAAACTTCTAACTTTCGCTACACCTTGACTTACTCCGTTACCAATTTCACTCACTACATTTACAAATCCAGAAACTATCTTCCCTACAAAACTCGCCATTCCGGATATTGCATTACTTACCATTCTTGAAAATCCAGATGCAACTTTTCCTACCCATTGACTAACAAATCCAGCGATAGATCCAACCAAAGCGCTAAATTTACTAGTTATGGTATTCCATATATTCTGAACTTTTGAACGAACGGTAGAACTCATATTCTCCCATACCGTTGAAAAATAACCTTTTATCGAATTCCATACTCCAGACAAATAACCTTTTATAGTATTCCAAATACTAATTAGATAGTCTCGTATCGTATTGTTTACATTTGTAATCATATTTTGCAATGTCTGCCATGCACCACTGAAATCTCCGGACAAAAATTGGATTAGTGCAGTAAATAATCCAACTACTAATTGAACAAATACGGAAATAACCATTCCAATTGTTTGGAATACTATAGATACAACGGTCCAAAGTGTTTGAAAAGCGATAGATAAACCAGTAATTATTGCCATAACCGTTGTCCCTAATGATTGAACAAATATTTGTCCTATTTGTTGCAATAACGGCATGATTGGAGCTAATGTCGATTGAATATTGGACCATAATTGTTGGAACCATCCAATGATACCTTGAATTGCACCACTGATAGTACTAACTAAACCATTCCAAATGTCTGTCATAGCATTTCTAAAGCTTTCGTTAGTATTCCACATATAAACTATTACTCCTACTAAGGCAGTTATAATAGCTATTACAATACCAATAGGCCCTGTTAAAACTTCAAAGGCTGTTCCTAAAGCTGGTAATAATCCTGCTAAATTTTTAATAGGATTTAATAAAAAGCCGAATACACCTTTCAATACATTCATAAGACCACTAAATATCTTACTAGCCCCTCCTGCAGTGACAAACTTGCCGACTAATTTAAGTAATGAAGTCCCGAACAGCCCTAAGAAACTATTAACTGCCATTAAAGGAACAGCTAACGCCCAAATTGCCCCTAATAACATAGCAGCTACACCTGCTACTCTTGCAATCCAAGGATGATTCTCCATTAACGCAGCAGTGAATCCAACTATTTTAGTTACTACATTCAATATTGCGCTTGCTATAGGAGCCATCGCAGTACCAAAAGCTACCAACGCTCGTACTATATTACCGATTAATTGCATTATTACTGGTCCGTTTTGTTGCATGTAATCAACAAACTTTTTAAATCCCGGAGAATTACCAACTGTTTCTGACCATTCTCTGAACTTAGCACTCATTTGTTCTAAATACTTAAAAATATTTGTTGAATTCTGACCAAATGCTTTCATTAAATTACCTATACCGGCAAATACATTTTTAAATATGTTTCCTATAATTGGTAAGTTAGTTTTTGTATATTCCATAAATTGTTTGATACTATTCTGTCCTGCGGCACTATTAGCCCAATTACTAAATGATTTTCCTAATCTATCTAACCAATTAGCAGACCATTGGAATAAAGGACCTAATTGTGTGAATACATTTACTAAACCATCGCCGAAATGTCCTGCAGCACTTAATAGTTTATTAAATACTGATACACCAGTTGTATTTAACATATTAAAGAATTTTTTAGCCACTGCACTCGTTCTTGTCCATTTGAGTAACGAGGCACTTGCTTTCTCTACACCTTTAGCCACGCCCGCAAAAAATGGAGTTAGTGATTTCAACCCAGACTTCATAGCATTTAAACCATTAGCCATTGACTGAAATATCTTATTAGCATTACTCTTCACAATATCTTGCCATTGTGATTTAACTCCTTCTAACGCGCTCTCATACGCTCTTGTTTGCTTTGTAGCTTTTATCGTTCCATCTTCTAGCATTTTAATAGCTATAATAGCCATACCTGCATAAGCTGCAAAACCGGCAAAACCAATAGCTCCTGCACCGGCAAGTGCAACCACACCACCAGAAGCAGCTTTAGCAGCATTTAATACAGAAAATAAGACTGGTACCAATCCGGCTATTACTGGAATTAAACCTTGAACAGACGTAAGCATTACACCTTTAAATGTTTGAGAAAAGACCGTTCCAAATGATCTAATATCACTAGCTAATCTATCTACTTTATTTTGGAAATCATTAACTTGTGTTTCTATAGCCCTAAAGGCACGTTGAATTTTAGAGGTTCCTGTTGTATCAACATCAATTTTAACTGTATGTTTTCTTAATGTAGCGAGAGTAGCCTTAGCTTTAGCTATCGCTCTAGTAAGCGGGCTACTATTTCCATCTATTTTCACTTCATGTTCTCGCCATTTTTGAGCTAGAGCTTTTGCTTTTTGCAATGCTCGTTGGAATTTATTTATGTTTGCATCAACATTTGTATTGATTTCATTAGGGACAGAAGTTTGTGCTAATCGTTGTGCTTTATGCACATTTCTTTCAAAGTTTTTTATATTAGCAAATATCTTGGCCATAAAATTTTTATTTTCCAACTTATCACCTCACTTTAATCAAATTTGGAAAGCATCTTACGTGTTCCTCGTTTGAATGCTTCACGCTCTGCATAACGTTTTCTACGTTCCATTTCTTTTTTACGTTTATATTCTTGTAATTGGTTTCTAATTTCATATCGTTTTTGCTCAATTTCTTTATGCATACCAACTAGACGTTTTCCACCTTGGACCATGCCATGAGCTACTGCAGAATGTAGATTGTTTTCTCTGATGTCTAGAAGTTTATCTTGCCCTCCTATAATCCAATCTTTCCACTCATGTGGTGTCATACTATATAGTTCTTGTTCAGGTATATAACCAATGTAACGTGCAGTAAGCTGCCTTATTTCACTGAAGTTAATAATGGTTCTACGCCCATGATGTCTTTGTAATTCTCTACCATCATTTCGTGACCGATTTTGGCTTGCTCTTTCTCCTCTTTCTTCGCCATCTTTTCTCCATTCGACACGTTCATCCAATATTGGCGTGTCTTTTGTTTGAAAAAAACACTATTTGTCATTACATCTAAAGCGCCTGCTAATAACTCTTTAGTATCTTGCTTTTCTTCAATTACATTTTGAATAGCATTGAAAATATCTTCTTTTGAAGGCTTATCTGCTAAATGCGATGTAGCACATTGCCAAAAATCCAAAATACCCTCATTATCTTTATTGATTAATTTGTTATAAATCACATTGAAGCCAGGAACAGTATTCTCTTTATCTTTCTCACTGAATTTCTTCGCTTCAATATCAAACATAAGTGAGCCTTTAGCTTCTACTTCTTTACCGTTAACCGTTAATGTCTTAATCATTTCTACCATGTTAAATTCCTCCATTTATAAACTAATAAAAGGGGTATTACACCCCTTAATAAATTATTTATGCACCTGTATCTGGTGCAGTTGCTCCTGCTAATTCCTTTTGATTTTCATATGTTCCGTATTTTTCGCCGAATTGTTCGAATTCAACAACTTCCGCTGCAGCTGATGGATTCAACCATTCTTCTGGTAATGAATCAAAACCGCCTTCTGCACTATTCCATTTAACTTTTAAAGTCAATTCGATAGTGTCATCTTCATCGTCGAAACTCATTTCATAAGATTCGGCTTGTACATATGCAAATAAAGCGTTGTATTTATTGTTACGTTTTTTAGTTTCAATAACCCATACTCTAAGTTGTTCACCATTCTTAATAGCTTTCTTTACTTGTTCCTGTCCAGGATCACCTAGTACATGACCAACTGTTAACTTAATTTCTTCGGAAGTACTGTTCACACCATAATCTACTTTCCCTGCACGAACAATTTCTGCTAAATCAGCTTCAATAGTGTGTCCGCCTTCTTGCAAATCAGCTAACAATAAACCTTCGCCGTTATCTAATTTATCAATCGCAGGACGAACAACAGAAATGTAATTCTTTTGAGCCATTACTTTCACTCCTTAATATTTAGTAGTATGTCTGTATTTAAAAAGAAGTCGTATAATGCCATGTTTGGTGTACTGGTCAATATCAGTTATCACCTGTTGGTCATCTATGCGACTTCTTATAAATTCATAATTATTTAGTTTTATTTCTCTGTTTAATATCAATCCCAGAAACTTTATTAGTTCTCTAGTTTCATGAGCATTTACTGCCTGACTATATACATGTAAGGTAAGCCCTACATCTTCAGTCATGCTAACACTTGATTCGTTATTTGTGACGTTGGTCTCACCCACAACGATATATGGGTATACAGCGTCTTTTTGAACAGAATCAAAAACCCTACCATCCAATTGATTCTGAACGATAGGGTTACTTTTTAATTTGTTATAAATACTATTAAATAAATCATCTTCCACTGATACCCACATACCATAACCACCTTATGAAAAATACTTATTGAATACCTTGCGCCCTGCATCTATTGCCGGATTCCAAAAGGGTTGTGCATGCATACCGTAAGTAGTATGCCATTCTCCATCATCGTCTTTATAAGCCCATGGGAGTTTTTTAGCTCTACTACCTCCAGGACCAGTAGCATAAATACCCGTACCAAATTCTACATATATAGCATATTCAGCACCTACACTTATAATTCCGGTAAAACCGCCATCTTTATAAATGAAGTCTATAGATTCTTTTAAATAACCTAAATCAACTGGTGCTAGTGATACCGCAGTGTTGTATATGGTATTAACTGTTTTTGTTATACCTTTTTTCACCCATTGTTCCATATCTTTTTTGTAATCTTCCAATTCAGCTACTAATTCCAAATTACCATATTTTACTTTCGCCATTAGGTACCTCTCTTAATTTAGTTAGATTGATTTCATGTTGTCCGCCTTGATCTACAGAATTACCGTTACACTCATAGAGTTTACCCTCGTATTTAAATATAGTTTTATTAGGATTAATTGGTAGTTCATATGGTGTATATAAGTTTCTGTCGAAATCATTACTCATTTGATGGAATTGGAGCCTTTCGCTTGATGTAGGAGTATCCATAAAACCATTTATAATTTTCTCGCTTTCATAGCGCTCTTTTTCATTTGGATACTGTCCAACTATCTCGATTACTCCCATATCAATCGAATGAGGGAATTCATCAAATGGATTAAACATTATAACCACTCCATCTTAATTTTCTGTATGGTTTCAACGGCTTATACATGCTATCTGGAATATCAGTAACGAAAGAATAGCTAACTGTACCCATGGAACGACTGGCTAAATTACCATTCGAACCATATTTGATACAATCAGCTATAAATTTCTTAACACCACTAGGAAGATTGTTAGAATCGAATTCTTGATTGCAATAATCGTCTGCTAAAGGCTTGTATAATTCAATAAGTTTCAAAAAAGTATCGTCATGTTCAGTATTATTTAGTGGTAATTGATTTAGTAGTTTGACGTCTTGTGCGTCCATTATTTACCACCCTCTAATACCTCTATGAGTTCTGCTTTCTTCATATCACTATAGCCATGAATATCACGTTCTTTTGCAATTTCTTTAAGTTCTGATACTTTCATACCAGAATAATCTAAATGCTCTTGAACATTCTCTATTAACGGCTTAGATTGACGGTTATTTTTAGTAGATAATTCAGTTAATCTTTCCTCACTAACTTTCAATCCATCACGAGGGAACATATCTCCTACGTTATATTCGTGATTATCATCTTGCAAGTCAGTGAAATAATTAATAACTTTATACGTCACTATAAATCACTCCTATGCTCCTGTATTATCGCCTGCAGGTTCAGTTGCACCATCAGAGAAAGTACCTTTGACAACGCCAGTATCATCTTTCAAGTTAACACCGTAGTGGTAGTTAGTTGATAAAATGTGTTCACGTTTTAGAATATCGAAGTCTGTATATGCTTCTGGTTTTTTCTTATTAACAATTTCCATTGCACCTTTACGTTGTAAGAAGAATTCACCTTCTGCCGTACGCTTAGTTTTTTGGATATCAGATACTCCAACTAATTCTGCAACTTGACCTGATGTGATTGCACGATCTTGTACAGAACCTCCAACTTTAAATAATGATTTAACTAACTTGTTATAATCTTTAGGGTGAATATGCAATACATAGTTTTCATCATCTTCTGAATCAAACACTTCAATCGCATCTAAAATACCTGCAGCTGAATGTGGTACAGTAGCAGTTAATTTAGCTGTTTTTAATTCATCGATGTAATCAATTTCTACTTTGTCTGCTAAAGACATAGCCAATTGGCGACCTGCTTCTGCAAGCGTACCATTGATGTTTGTAATTACTGCTGTTTGTGTAACTGACACTGCTTTACCAGTTTCCTTAACAGTTACTTGTGTAGTAGTCATGCTCATTTTTTCAGTGTCCATTGCTACGCCTTCTTGTAAATCTTCGGCCGGACCAATATAAGCATATTTAGGACGAGTGATTGTATCACCTGGTTGTCCAACTAATGTATTATCTACATCAGCGTATGGTGTAAAACGAATAGCGTTCTCTAACTTAGCTACAACTACATTAGCTAATACCTCTGGATTGATTAAATCTACTTTTTTAGTTTGCGCCATTAATTAACACTCCTTATTCTGATAATTGTCTGTATAAATCTGGGTCTGTATTGAGCAAATTCACTTGCTCTGTGTAATCCATATTCTTAAATTGTTCCTTAGTGATACTATCGTTTTGTGTAGCACTAGTACCATCAATCGGTGCATTGCCAGTCGGTTTATTTTCTGAAAACAAGTATGGTTTTGCTTCTTTCAATGCCTTCCCCGCATCTTCTAAACCTTTAACTTTGCCATCTTCCTGCAATTCCAAATTTTCTTTATTTATGAATGCAAGAACATCGTTAGGATCATTTGCATCTTTGGCAAAATGTACCTTGATAGCATTATTCAGTTGTACTTCTTCCAACTTCTGTTCATAATCGGCGTTTGCTTGTTTATATGCTTCTAATTGTTTGTTTAGCTCTTCGTTATCACCGCTTTGTTCTTGAAGTTGAATGATTTGGTTATCTCGTTCTTTGATTTCATTGTTAGCTGTTTCTAATTCGTTCTGTAGAGAATCTACCTTGTCAGCTTTTTCTCTATATTCACGAACAGAATCATGATGTTCATCTAAAATCTTTTTGATATGCTCTTCTTCGACACCTAAACCACGTAAAAATTCTCTTTTCATTTGTATTGCTCCTCACATTTTTTATTACGGTGGTTATGACCACCACGAGATCTTGCATCTTTTAACGTCATAAGCATTTTTGGACATAAAAAATAGCCACTACTTATTAAGTAGCAGCTAAATACATTTTCGAACTCTTGTTTCTTTTCTTCCATTTGAATGAATTATAATAACCCTGTCTTTTAGAAAATATAATTTTATTAAGTTGTTTGTTTTCATGCTATCAGCTCTTCCGTTTCTCTTTCTCCCATTCTCTATAACTCATATACGGGAGAACTTCGTTTACATTATTTTCATTTCTAACTTTCATTATACTCGGTAATTCATCTTCATCAATATAATAAAATAATTTACATCTACAATTTATATTTTCTTTTGCACTATTTACCCCTACGAATAACTTAGGTGCTTGACCAATACAACCACTAGAATGGAAGTTTTCATCTATCCCTATAGCTTTGCCATCTAAATGACGATGAGTGTCACGCGTTCTTGAATCTCGCGTTGCATGCCATTTCTTCTTAATATCTAATCCGTTGTCTTTAGCTACATTTGCACTATCCAATCCTGCTTGTGACATAGCTCTACCTGCTTCAGTACGCGCTACACGTAATGATTGAGCTTTAGTCATACCAATATCATCACGTAACGCTTTAGCTATCTTAGAATAACCTTCGCCACTCATAATACCTTGAGTAATATTAATGCGAATCTTCTTTAATACCTCATCACGATGCTTCTGTAATGTTGGCACTAATCTAATAAACTCAATAGGTTGTTCAATAGCACTTTTAATAGTAGCTGCATTAGGTACATCAAATGTCATAGATGATTGACTTGCCATTTCATACAAATAAAGGCTCATAAGATACTTTTCAATATAGGCATCTTGTTGTGATTTCTGAATAGTCTTGGCGACTTCTCTATAATCATCAGTTAACATTGTTCCTATACGTGTAAGTTCCTTATTAAGCCTGTTGTATTTATTAAATTCGGTCCATGTAACATGAACATCATCGTTTTGATAACGTTCGAACATATCTGCAATCTCTTGTTTTATAACCTTTAACCTATTAGCAAACAACACTTCTATTTCTTTTTCTGCTTGCTTGATTAAGCATTCGATATAGTTATCAATATCATCTTGGGTCATTATTTTCGGATTGTTGTTCACCATTCAATCCCTCCTCAACAGAAGGTAATTGTTGATTGTATTCCATTTGTTCAGAATCAATACGCTCTATTTCGGCGTGTGGATCAGTAACCCACGGATGATTAGTAACTAATGTTTCTTTTGATAAGTATTGAGATTGAGCGCCAATTTGAGACTGTTCAAGTTCATTCATCATACGGTTATAGTTAAATGTAATTTCTATGTCCTTCACTTTTATATTCAACTTAAAATGCTGTATTACAAATTCAAGCAACTCTTGTATTGCTACTTGTGTTTTATTACGTAACTTATTAGCCTTCAAATCTAAATTGCCGTATAAGAATTTAAGTGCAATACCACTTGGACTATTACCAAATTTATCAGTTTGAAAATCTACTGCTTGACCAAACTCCATTAAGTATGCGCGCATCATTTCCAAATAATCTTTCGTACTAGCAACTGGTACTTCTACTTGAATAGTATCTACGCCACCTTCTGAATCAACGTTAATGGCTTTGTAATACTTTAAGTTACCCATAAACTCTTTTAAATCTTCACCGTTATAACCTTGTAGTATATAGATGAGTTCTGCCGATTCATCAAACATATTCTGTGTGTCTGAAAGTCGTTTGTCTATTGCATCTATTATCTTCTTATACATGAATATATCGCTTACTTCTTCGGGATTATTCTTAAATGGTATAAATGGTACCTTTCCCCAGTTTCCACCATTAAAATGGCTTTGTATATTGTTTTCACCATGGTAATAATCAGGTATTAACTGTTCATCTTCTATTACGTAATAAGTAACGTCCCTATCAGTCCAATACTCTACTTTTAATTCATCATTTAATTTGTAATAGCGTATAAATGCTTGTAACTTCTCACGCTCTTTATCAGTCCAAATAGGAATAGCTTGTTCTGCCGGTACTCTAAACAGCTTAAAATCCCCGTTTTCATTAATATACGGTTGTAACCACTCAATACCTTTATTAGATGCAGCAGTAAGTATATCAATCAGTTTATTGTCCCAATGATTATCGAATATCTCGTGTAGTTGATTAGTAACTTCCTCATTATCACAAGATAGTGTTACCGGATTACCTACCGTATAACCAACTTTTTGATCTACTAAGTTTTGATGAAAATTCGTAGTAATTCGCCAATCCGGCTTTTCTATATCTAATTCGCCATTTGCGTCTAACTTAGCTTTATATTTTAATATGTCCGACTGTTTATCATAATATCTTTGACCTGTTGTTATATCTTTAATCCTAGATTTATGTTCATTAACCAACCTAATAATTAATTCTTCTTGTGTTTCAAACCTTGGCTTAATAGCTTCAACAATCCGTTCACCATATGGCTTTTCATTTGGCATATATATGTTAATCACCTTCTTATTTAAGTATAGATAATGCGTTTTGTTTCATATCTTGCGATAAGGCATATCTAGTTGCATCAATACTATGATTATCTTTATCTTCTAACCTTGGCTTAATATTGCCATCTTTATCTGTTTCATAATCTATATTTTCGAACTCTTTAGCTATGTTAGGTGTTCGTTTAGGGTCTATAATAATAGCGTCTAAATCATCAAGCCATTGCTCTCCATATTCAACACTATCTGGTCCTTTCTTAACGCCTTTTATACGTTTGATACCATGTTCTTTTTTGAGTTCATCTATACTCTTAGGTTCTGCGCTATCTGCGTATATTTCGTCAGATTGATAACCTTGCTTCCATAACCATTTAGCAAATTCTCTATTGCTTATTTGTACGCCATAGTGTTCATCTATCGCATAGATAATACGTTTCTTCTTATCATAATGCCAACGTACAAAGGCTAATGGATCAGATGCATAACCAAAATCAACTGCATTACGTATATTATCGAAATCATCAATCATTTCTTGTGGAATAGTTTCTATTTTCAAATTGTTAAATGGTACAACACCACTACCAATTGCTTCTCCCATATACTCCCATCTATACCTCAATTCATTTCGTTCTTTAGCAACTTCTGCTTCTTGTATGAATTGTTTTGATATGAATGGATTATCTAAATATGTGGAATGATGGACAAATGTATTGTCTGGTTGAAATGATGTTTCATATTTCTTATTAACCCATGACTGTTTTCGTTTAGGTGGGTTGTAAGTGAAGAAAAACTTATAAAAAAGACCATTATCAAGTTCACCACGTAATAGTGAATTGGTAATGGTCGTAACTTCATCTTCTGTTTTAAACTCTGCTAATTCCTCAATCCAAGCTATTGTAAATGGGAATTTGCTATCTTTTAAAGACTTTAATCGTTCTGGATTCTGCGCACCTCTGAATATTATCCTGTTACCTCTAGGCTTATATATAACCTCCATAGGTGACTTTATAATTTGAAACAAATGTGATAAATGATTTTGTTCTATCGCCCACTTAATTTGTTCGAATACAGATGTAGCAAGTGTATTATCTGTCTTACGTATAACTACTGCGTTTACTGGCATCATCACAATAAGCCTTACAATCATTATTGATACATCAGAAGATTTACCACTACCACGTCCACCCTTACCTACTATATTCAAAGTATTAGGATTCTTGGCATGTCTCCAAATATCATGAAAATGTTCCGGGATAATCTCTGATATCTTAACTTGTTTCATCAATGAACATCATCTACCAATTGGACTACACCTTCATGGTTAAGCACCTGCTTATCAGTCCACATAGTATAACGTTTGCCTAACAATTCGGCTGCTTTTGTCCTAGCACTAGTATCAGAACGTTTCTCAAGCTCTTCTACTTCCATTTCACCACGTCCAACTTGAATTGGAATTAATTCTTGGTCAGTGATTTCTCCACGCATAACCGAAGTTAAATATTGTAGTATCTCGTCTTGGTCTGCTATTGACTGTTTTTTATGTTCTTCCATACGCTCGTCCAACGCTTGTTTCAGTCTAGGTTTAACTAGTGCTTTATGAACGTCTACTTTAGCGTAACTTTCACTATAACCAGCCTTAATAGCAGCTTGATATGCATTGCCTGTTTTAATATATTCATCTACTAACTTCTGTTGTTTCCATGTAAGTTTCATCGTATACTATCACCTTCTTATCGCTAATTGCTTATTAAATTTATGCATAAAAAAAGAACATCAATAACGATGCCCTTTTATCACGTCTAATACACTAAGTATTTTTTCTTCTTTTATTTTTTGATTCTCATCAATCACTTTTAAGTCGGATTCTAATTCTTTTTTCACTCTATCAAAATTTCTATTATTACGGTTATATACCCCCTCTGGTCCTATAAAAGTTACTAAACCCTTTTCTTTTACAATCCCTTTATTAATCATAAGCTCATTTCCATGAGTGATATCGTTTCTATATTTTCGCGTCAATCTATTGTTTACATCTGGTAATTGAGGATATCCAGCTTTAGTTAATTTTTCTGTTTCAATCTCATTCCTAAATGGTTGTATCGTCTTACTTTCGAACTTTGGAGTTGGTAAGCCTAATTTATTCTGTTTATAAACTAAGTATGTATATAAACTTATTTTGATTAATATATCATCTACAGTAGCTAACATACGTATATAC